GGAACGATGGTCTGCACTACGATGACGTTTAACGTGAAGCGTTAAAAACATGACTAAAGCATTCTTTAAACGTGGCAAGCAAATAGCTAAATGGGCAGACAAACAAGGAGAAACTAATATGCCGTGCCAAGGTGACTGTAATCAAGGAAGGTCGTGCAACTGTGGGAGTAATAAAGCAGATAGAGCCGTAGTAATTGTAGTAACGTTACTACTTGTCGCTGTAGTTTCTATGGGATTTGGAGTTTATAAACTAATGCATGGAACTAAAGGACAAGATTGCGCTGTAGAGGTGCAGTTTGCAGGTGGTGTTAAGGCAACTTACCTTGGAACTTCAATTTAGTCGCTACTATATTGCAAAGTGATTAATAAAAGTCGCATATATTACTTTTTTGCGTTTAATTTGTGACAGACAAAAAAGTTTGTGTTGAATAAACGGTTTAAAATTACACGTAAGTCTACACTTTTAGTTTAGTTTTGAACTATTTGTGTAAACCATAGTTAACAATGTACATAAGGAGAAACACATGAAAATAGAATTAATAGGCGATATAAAAGATCACCCAGATGGTAGCGGTATTGCGGAGCTGGACATAGACGAAGAAGGTAAGATGTACTTGATGCAGCTAGGCTTTGAAGTTTTGCTTATGCGAGGAATTGAGGCAATGAAAGAAGAGTATGCTGATATACCGACCTTATAAACTGCCTACTGGTAAACCTAACTTTGATGGTCGCATGAAACGCTTTAAATCGTTTAGCAGTAAAAGTAGAGCATTAATTAATTACATTAAAAGAAGGCGAAAATGTACACGTTAGACTACATCTTGTGTTACAAAGAGGCTTTTATACTAGGTATTGTGGTGGGGTTAATTATATCTACATATTATTCTAAATATGTATATAATAAACAAAAACATAAGGATTTATATGGCAGACATAGATGACAGATTAGCCCAGTACGCTACTGATAAACAATGGCAGTATTATAGCAAGTCTTGTGAGCTTAATTCTAATCGTGCAGCAGCCAAGTTCTTTGGTGTAACTGCTACGGTAGTTGATGTTGCTGTTAGAGGCTTAAAGGCTAAAGCAGCACTAGCTGGTTATGCACCTAACCACGACATGACTAGGGCAGCACCAGAGCCGTTTATAGTTCGTGGTGTGTCTACCTACTACAATGCTGAAGGTAAAGCTAGTGGTCAATGGGTTAAAACTAGGGTAGACGATAGTAAGCTAGAAGAGATAGTGCGTAATTTTGTTGCAGACCTTGCAGAAGACATCAAGGGTCTAGCACCAATAACTCCACCACCAGCAATAACGTCAGAGAATGTGTTAACTGTCATTCCTATGGGTGATCCTCACTTTGGGTTATACGCATGGGCAAAAGATGCTGGCGATGACTTTGACTTGGACATTGCAGAGAAGCTAACCTGTAGCGCAATAGATAGGCTGATAGCAAGTTCACCAAATACTCACACGGCATTGTTGCTAAACCTTGGTGATATGTTTCATGCCGACAACCAAAAGAATATTACCGCCTCCGGTCACCAGCTTGATGTAGATGGTCGCTGGGCAAAGGTGCAGCAAGTTGGTCTACGTGCCATTATCTACTGCCTAAAACGATTGCTAGAGAAGCACCAAAAGGTAGTCTTCCGTATCAATAAAGGTAACCACGATGGGCATTCATCTTACGCACTAGCATTGATGATTAGCTGTTACTTTCATAACGAGCCACGCATGGAAGTTGATCTGTCACCGGCAGTATGTTGGTACTACACGTTTGGCAAGGTGCTAATAGGATCTACGCATGGCGATACCGTTAAGGGTAAAGATATGTTGTCTATCATGGCAGCAGACAAGTCAGAAGACTGGGGAAGGTCTAAATTTAGGTACTGGTATGTTGGTCACGTACACCACAAAGATGTGAAAGAGTACCACGGTGGTATCGTAGAATACTTTAGGACACTAGCAGCCAGAGATGCTTGGCATCAAGGACAAGGCTACCGTGCTGGTCGTGATATGTGTTCAATCATACTGCACAAAGAGTACGGTGAGATAGAACGACATACCTGCGACATTGGAATGATTGAAGGATAATATTATGGCTAATAAAATTGTTATTTATAGCTCTTATAATGATGATACTAATGAATCAAAAATTAAATGGGCTAAAAATTACTTATGTCTTACTAATGAAGAAAAATTAAAATGTCTTAATGACGTTATTTTTAACTTGCAGCATGAAATAAATATTATTTCGCATATCCAAGAATCTTCATAACATTGTCTAGTGATTCTTGATCAAAAACTTCACCTTGGTGTGACATCATCATAGATCTTCTTATGCCATGTTCAGTAGCACCTTTTGCTCTTTTTTCTGCAAATAGTTTTCTCCATAAAGCATCATCTGGAACTGATACAATATTTCCACTTGCATCCTCTATTCCTCCAAGTAACCCATTTTCTAATCTTGGTATGCTTGTACCATAACTAAAATGATTCATTGCTGGAGTAACTACTTTTCCAGATACGTCAGATTGAAATATTGTTTTTCCAGAAGCTCCAGTATATAAATCTGGCTCTGACATAATTATTCGTGTGTCTTCATAAGATGGAAATCCTAATTTTTTATATTTATCAAGACCCATTTTTTCAATTATTACTTTTCTTAAATTGCCTGCACTTGATGTGCTTGTGCCTTGCAATAATTCATTAGCAATATTTTCATCTGTTACACCAGAAAAATTCTTATATGGATATGTAACTTTAACTACACCAGTTTTTGGATTTTTAACGGTATGTGGAGTATTTTGTATTTCTATATTTAATTGTCTGATAGCATCTTTTGATGGATTTAGTTTTTTTAATTGCCCAATCATTCCTTGAGCTACATGATGTGAAAAATTAATTCCTTCTGGTGCTAATGATTGATACACACCAAGCACATCTTTACCTGTGTCAGCATATTTTTCAAAGTTATTAACTTTTGATTTAGCAGCACTTAACTCACTTCCCCATCCAATATTATTATCAAAGTTTTCTTTAATAAATGGGAATTTATTACCGCCTTGTCTTTCAACTTCCATTGGTAATTCTGTATATGGGTCTACTAATTTATTACCTGCAATTTGTTGCACTTTCCCACCAGTACGTGCCATATCCCCAGCGACTGGAACTAATATTTTATTTAATAAAATTTCTGGATTAATCCCTTTTCTTTCAACAAAAGTATAATGGTCTGGACTTACAACATCACCAGTACCACTATATTTAAGTGTTTCTCTAGTATTAAATGCAGGTATTTGCATACCTTTAGTAAACTTAGTTAAAGCTGATTTTTCTGCTGATGTTAATGAATCTAAAGTTCTATTTGGATATAAGATTTCATGATATGGAATGCCATTAATATTTGGTACAGCATACATATTCATATCTGGCACAATTTTACCAAGTACACCTGTACCTGTATCAACCTGCCTTAATGCCTCTTTACCTAAATACTTAGCACCTTTTACTACACCTTTTGCTGCTGTACCGGCAAATGGAATTGCATTAATAGGATCTAATAATATGCTGGCTGCATCTTGTATTCTTTGATCACCTAAAGACCATTCTTTATAGTCAGCCGGTGCTTGTGAAACTGTATAGTTTTGTTTTGGTTTAGGAGTAATAGGCTGAAACATTTTGACAAATGGATCGCTAGATGCTTCTGCACCAATAGCACGAACTGTATTAGGTACGTTTACATATGCATTATTTGCCATTTGACGTAACTGTGTGCCAAGGCTACCAAATATATCAACATTAGATAATGGATTAGAATTATAGTTAGAGCCATAATTGACATTATCACTAGGCTTACGTTTATTGCCTAGGATTTTATCTAATTGTTCTTGTGTAATTGCCATAACTTATCCTTGTTTATTAAATAATGCAGCTTCGTCTTTACGTCTATTGTCCAATCCTTTTAAGACCTTGCCACCAGCTTTGTTATACTTGAGTAGACTTTGTATAGCCGTGATTTTATCCCCACGCAAAAGCGCCTGACGGAGGGTTGACCTCTGAAATGTGCCAAGACCAAGATTAAAGCAGAAGCTAAGAATAGCATCGTATTCATTCTGTGAAAGTCGTATAGGTAAATAACGGGCAAGCCCTCGTTCAAATCGTGCGACATCCTTAGCCAATAACTTGTCAACTTCTTCCTCGCTCCATCTGCGGTTGTCTTCAGGCTTTAAAGGGTACGCTTTACGAGTAGCCATTCCTTCTATGCTTGATGGTATTTTAGCCTGTTCTGGATATAAAACACTACCAACACCAATAGTCCAGAGTTTAGCCGGACATTGGTATGGTTTGTATCTAACACCTTCATGGTGTTTCAACATTTTAAATAGTTCTTTACTTGCCTTCACGATGTTTTTCCCATTGACGTGAGCCAAAGTAGAAACCAATTATACTTGATACGATAGCCATTTCGTCATCAGAAAATACTAAGTTCATGGCAGTAGTAAACTCTACTCCAGTATAGATAGCCCAAGCAAGACCAGCAACATCAACTAGCACTAGCAAGCCGACAAAAGTAAATGCAATGTATGGGCGAACTTTACCATTAAGGTCTACAACAGATTGAGAAGCCTTGTCCATGATTTTCATGTCATGTGCATATAAAGCCTCACGTTCTTGCGTATAGGTCTGCATCTCAACTTCTTCTAGCTTAATAGCCTCAATCTTTTCTTGCGATGCAAAGCCAGCAGCAGCCATAGCAGCTTCACGTTCTGTCTGTAAACGAGCCATAGCCATCTCATGTTTTTGATCACCTTTCTGTTGAAAGAAACCTAATAAACTTGGTAAGGCAGATGATCCAATGCCTAATAGACCTGATATGATTGATAACATAATTAATTTCCTAGTGGGTTAGAGGTAGCACGTTTAAGTGCTTTAAGTTGTGATTCTATGCCTTCACGGGTAGCTTTCATCTCTTCACGCACACCTAGTAAAGATGCTGAAGTTTCACGCACGTTACCGTTAGTGATAGCCTTTGCTTCGTTAGCTGTGCCGATAGCGTTAGATACCTTCTCTTGCATAGATACAAGCTGATTTGATGTAGTCACCATAGAATCTTTAACTACATTGACTGAGGCTTGTTGTGCAGATAATTGAACCTTTAATGCATTCACTTCTGCTCGTAGTTCTGCATCGTCATAAGGCTTGTTAGCCTCAATCATCTCAGTCGCAGCTATAACACGATTGTAAGTCGTTATTCCGACGTAGGCTGTCCCACCTATCGCTGGCAAGATTATTGAAAGCGTCAGAAATATTGCTTTCGGTGATAAGTTGGAGTAAGACTCCTTGATTTCCTCTAAGCTCATACGGTAACTCCT